GCGGCACCCAGTCCGAAGTTGTGGTAACACTGCAAGGAGTATCCACGTTGTGGAATCTCATCAAAGCGTACAGTCACATCATTGGTCATTCCGAAGACACCAGCAGACTCTGCGTACATGTATGCGTAGTGTCCAGTGCTTGTGGTGAATGTGCTACCGGACGATCCAGTAAGAATGGTCTCGCCACGAGTGATTTGGTTACACACACGGAACGAAACACCCAGGAAGTCAACCGGCTGACCGCTCTGCAATGGACGCAACGCATTGTAGTCAGCACTGGTGTACTGAGCCTCATGCATCATGTTCACAACGTCAGCGGGAGATACCACGCAGTGGATCTTTGTTCCTTGCGGAAGACCCCCTGTATGGAGAACCTGAAGACCAATGAGAACCTTTCTCATGTGGAATCCAGTCGAGGCAAGGCCACTTGCATTCTCAGTCAGCAATGCGGGCCAAACAGCAGTGGAAGCAGCGTCAACCACATTGTCCAGCACCTGTCTGCTCTGTTGACTCAGTGGTGCAAGATCACCGAGGATGATGTGCTGGCAACCGTTCTCACCAGCAGCAGAGGCGTTGGCATCGACCGCTGCACCCAGTGTTCCAGTGATGTTGTTTCCAGCAGCACTTGCTATACTGGGAGCAGTATCATTCAGCGCATCGGCCTCTGCTAATGTAGCCCCGTAGTTGAGATCGGTATCCTTGCGGAACCCTTGGAGGAACTTGCGCCTAGCAACATTCCCGCCATCAGAAGAGACTACGTCTGACTGCAACAACGTGCCGTTGACCGTTGAATCTTCAATCAATGCAGCCAGAATCACGTCGTCCTTTTTGCGGTTGAATGCAGCGACCACGTTCTGTGCGTATTGACCATCGGGGCGAACCGCACGCATGAGCGCACGCTCGTCACGGGGATCAAACAGTTCGGCGTACTCCCAGAACTCAGGCACAACTGTCCTGCGCTCGACCGCTGTCATCTCGTAGTTGATGTCGCCGTCTCCCGTGTTGTTGCCGTACTGCTGACCACGATCACGCTGAACGAGGTCTACACCCTTGTAGGAATCAAGGTTCAGTGGGTCGCCTTGCAGTTGCTCAAGCAACAACGTGTCGCTCAACACAGACTCAGTGGTCTGAGTTTTCAAACGAATCATGTCACTGTAAGCCTCTTTGAAAAGACCTACATAGTTATCAAACTCTCCTGTACTGGTTCCAGGCCAGGAGGATCCAGAGGTTGGGTAAGCCATTGAATGGCTCCTTTCGACAAAAGTTTAGTCTCTTGTCGGAAGGTTGTCCGTACCCACGGGCCTCCCTTGGCAACTACGTATGCCCCACACAGCAGTCTTTCCTGCGGTCAACCCGGCCCGTAGGTTATCGAGTGCCCGTTATTATCACCCATGGTGACGAATGTAGAGCGGGTTGCCTAGAAACTATACTTAGGCTGTAGCCTTGGGTCAGCAGCCCCAGTGTACCCGGCCTCCGATAGTTTAGCAAACAGCGTGTAGTACTCCTGCGTAACCTTTTCGTTTGCAGGGTCGTGCCTGTCTGTGAACTCGCTGCCCTTGAGGATCTCACGTATCCGTGCTGCTGCCTCACGCATTTCGTTTTCCGGGTCCGAAGCAGCCTCGCCGGTGTCTGGTGACGAATCGTCTGCCATTAGATTTCCAACCTCTCGTAAAAGTTCGTATGCTTGTGGATTTTTCAGGTCCAGTGAGTTTACCATGTCGCTCAGTGCTTCATTCTTCGTCAGGTGGTCCCGACCCCTTTTCGCCAACTCCAGGTACTCTTCGTACTTTGAACCGTAGGTTTCCTGTAAGTGAGTGTGTCCTTCCTCCAGCGACTTCTTCGCCAGACCCAGTTGTCCCTCGTTTGCCGTCTTCTGGGCTGCCACAAACGCATCCCACTGAGCCTTCGTAAGGTTTGCCGCATCCGCAATCCCCCTTGCTTCCTCTGCCCATTCTTCCATTCCTTCCGGGGCACTATACCCCTCAACAGACTCAGGCTTACCGATCTTCTGGTAAAACTCAGCCAACTCCTCGCCACTGGCCTCTGCGCTTGGAATGGCTATCCTACCACTCATGCTCTTCTCCAGTTCCTGATAGGACTTAGCAAGCCCCGCAACGCTGTCAAACTTACCACTCAAGGACTCTTTACCTTCAAAGTCCTCAGGCAAGTGTTCCGATAGTTCAGCCAAGGGATTCCTCCGCTCTTTCTAAAAGTGCTTGTATCTTCCAGTACGCAGACCTCAAGCCAAGACGCTTTGCCATAGCATGAGAATCTATTGGGCACCGTGTGTGTTCTCCAGATGCTTCAAGGTGCTTGTTGAGCATCTCCTCTGGTTCAATGGTATCACGTACACCGAACATGGTCTCCAGGTGCTTCAAAACCCTTTCACCATGCGGCGTATTGAATGTAGAGCGATAGTCCTTGAGTACCCTATCCAACTGGCGCACCTTCCTCTACAGGAGCCTCTTCAGGCGGTGGACCCTGCTGTTGCTGTTGCTGGGCCTCCGCTTGCGCCTGTTGCTGCTGCATCTGTGCCTCCTGCTGCTGCATTTCAGCCTCCCTTGCCTGGGCCTCCTTGGCTGCACGGGCCTCTCGAATATCGTTGATCTCGTCTTGAGTCCTGAATATCTCCGCTGGCACGTCACTCTGCTGCATGTCAAACTCACGTAACCTGTCAGGGTGAATGTCCTCAATGAATGCAGGGTCTTGGGTTGCTTGCATTAGTGCTAGTCTTCTCTCCAGGAAGGACATGACACGCTGTGCGGACCCCTGCTTCTGTGCAGAGAAGAACGGGCTGCTGAACTTCACGGTGGCAGATATGGAGCCACCCATCATTGAAGCCGCCTCACTCCCCTCGGGTAGTTCGTTCCTCCTGGACATGATCCCCATGACTGACTGAACTACCGGGCCAAGGAACTCATTGTTCACAATGTCGGCGGCAGAAGCAAGCCTCTGTAGACTGCGCTGCTGTCGCTGCCTTGACTCTTCCGCTGAACGTGGCTGAGAAGCGGGTTCCGACAAAACGTCCGAAAGGAACGCCTGTCTGATCTGGTCACGGTCGTCCCTTGCAATCTTATCCGCTGCTGCGTAGTCAGCCCCGCTCTTCAGGAAGTTGGGCGATATTTTTACGGGTGGTCTAGTCACGATTATACCGCCATTGGCGATGTCCATGTCAACCATGGTATCGTCCTCAACCATGAGCGGTGGGTTCAGATCCCTACCTGCTGCTATTAGGATTTGCCGCCTCAGTTCACTTAGCCCCCTAGCGTCAGCCCTTGCAAGGTGACCACGCCCCCTGCCGTACTCCTCGCCGTCTACACGGTGAAGCCTACTGACAATGTAGGGCTTTGTGTCGTATCCGCTTTCCCTGATAATCGTTGGGGGTATACCGTCAGAGCATATCCAGGTGCTGACGTAGTTCTTGTTTGTTTTGGAGGGTGACCCACCCTTCACCTTGTTTTCATTCTCGTAGCAGAACTGGTGGTATAGAACCTCCTCCATGGGCCTACCTTGAGAAACATGTGTCAGTGCAGGTTTGCCTGGGTTGTCGAAGTACCTTACAGCGTCTAGTGCTGGCATTGAGTACTCCCTGACCACCATGGTGATACGGGAACCCTTACCCTGTGTCCACCACATACGGCCAATCGGAACCGCCTCAAATAGAAGCCCTCCACCGTATCCAGGTGAGATGGTGTCCTCCTCCACCAGCATTGTGGAGTTACCCAACACAATCAGGTCACGCAGTGCGCCCGTGGCCTCAGTATAGAAGTTGCTCTGTGATAGGGCAGCAAGAACTCGCTGGGCAGTCTTATCCAGCAGTTTGCGGATCGTGTCATCTTGTTGGTAATCGAATGGGGGTACAATACGCAGCCAGTCCTGACTGGGTGGCAACAAGGCACCCTTCATAAAGTTCACCAAGTGGTCAGCGGCAATCATGGCAGTGGAATCGAACACGGGCTTCACCCGCTTGGCCCCCCCGGACTTCTTGGTTGTTATGTCGCCCCGGAAGGGCATCATATAGTCAGATATGTCCTGCCAAGCAGACTCGTGGTTCGACCGACTGGTCTTCATTGCAGAAAACCTGGACATTAGTTCAACTGCACGCTTTACCATTACCACCCCCCAAAGAAGTCTTCGTCTACCATTCTGATCCTTGTGCTACTCCTACAAGTGCCCGTAGGCTTACAAAACCGCAACATCATTACGGCCTTGTGCAGTGCGTCGATACAGTGGTCCTCCTGGTTGAGTGCAACCTTACCCCTGTGGTGTCTATACCGGCGCATCTCCTCCAGGGTTCGCTTGCAACCGTTAGCCATGAACACCAACATGCCTGTCTGCAACAACCCCATGGTTTCTTCGATAACATTCATTACGGCCCGTGTCTTATTGCCCGTCATGGGGTCAACAACATACGAAGCCTCGTTCAAGACGTTTATCCCGTGCCCACGAAGTTCACCAACGATTGTACCGCTATTGGTTTGCCTCATACCGTCATGCGGCCACGCCACGGGTATTTCATGCCCACCCATTACACGCAACTGAGAAGCGAAGTCGCCCAGTCGGATATTCTCAGCCTTGAAGTCCTCTACCACATAACATATACCAGACATGGGGTCTTTTGCCAGACGCACAGCGGCGTACTTGCCAACGGTGTGTGCTAGGTCTATCCCAATGATCTGGTGGAACTTTTCAGACGCTAAGAAGTCAGGTGTCACTATACTGCCCTGCGGTATGTTGTAGATCAGCCCTTGAGACCTTACAGGCTTACCGTGAAGCCTTGCGTCTGCCAGTGGGTTGTTCTCGTACTTCTTCATAAGCGTCTCTCGGTGTTCAACGCCCATGTGGTCCGCTTGGGATATGTCATAGTTGATTAGACGCTTTATCCCGTCCTTCGGGGACTTCTCAAACAACATGTATAGTTCTGTCTCGCCCCTGAGCGGAGTCATCGCTATATCGACGAACCCCCCGGTGGCATTTGTCCTTGCGGACAGTTCATCGTAGACCATCATGTCTGGCTCTTCGTCAATGGCAACTAGGTCCAGCGAGTAACCCTGCAATCTACGCCAGCCCGTGGAGTATGCAAATACATAGACCTTGGAGTACCCGTCGAAGTCCCCTTCGCTGTCGTAGTGCTTTACCTTGAAGTAGTCGATCTGATTTGCAACACCACCGCTCAGTCTGGTTATGTCGTCTGCTGGGTCGAACGTCTCAGCGGGTAGGTATCCACCACCACGCTCCTCTGGTGTGCCAAGCAGCCTGTTCACAAGGAGGTCACGGGTAGACTGGGCAGTCTCGCCCCCCAGTGCCCCCTGGATCGGACCCTTGAACTTATATCCCGTGTACCACTCCGGGTACAGGCCGGTAACGTGGAATGTGAACTTCATACACAGGGCCGTGGACTTGCCCGCTTGGTTTGCCCCCGTGAGCATGGTCTCTTTCGAGCAAGCGTTGAGGAAGTCCCTTTGACGGGCATTGAGGTTTATTTTAGACAGCAGATCCAGGCTGACCCTACGGGACAGTTCCGTCTCCAACTCGACTTCCCTTAGTAGTTCACTCCGATCCATCTGAGATCCTCTTCTTCTGCATGTTGTCAAGCATGTCCTTGAGTTCTATGTCGGACTTCTCCTTCAGGGCGATAATGGTCGGAGCCTCAGGTGCGTCTTTGGGTATTATCATTGGAAGTATTGATCTACCGAAAAACATTAGTACACGATCACCTTCCTTGGTCCCTGGCTCTGCAAGGGCAGCCATTTGGCCCAACTTCTCATACAGGCCAGCGTCTTGGAGCATACCCATGAAGTGTTCCTTCACCTCAGTGGGTGAACGGTGTACAGTTGACGGGTAGAGCCGTGTCACAGCACCTTCGGAGTGTGCGCCCTGCTCAGACCTGTTACTGTCTGACCACATAACCCTGTAGTCCTCGTCGGTCTTTGTCAGGGCAAGTGCTAACTCGAATGGGACTCCTACTTCACCGCAAGCGTCCTGGAAGGTTGACCCACCCTCAATGAGAGAGCGCATCTGGTCCTTTAGTCCCATACGTATAACCATGTCGTCATACTTACCCCTAGAAGAACTGCTTGGCAGACGTGGGGAGGGTGTTGGCATAGATCCACCTCTCATGCTTGAACATTTTACGGTATAGCGGGGCTTCCGACAATAGTTTCTTGCAGAAAAAATGTTGTGGAATCTATTGACGGGTATCCAGGGGATGAGAGAATGGCCCTTCCGAACCCACACTGGGCAAGGACGCAACGGGCAGGAAGCCCTAATACAGGAAGGATCTGCATGCAGATCAACCACATTATCATTGCGGGGAACTTGACAAAAGACCCCGAACTTCGTGAGACCCCCAACGGAGTCTCTGTCAGCAACCTCAGGATCGCCGCCAACCGTGGAGGGAAGGATAACTCCGAAGTCCTCTTCATGGACGTGACGGCCTGGAAGAAGACCGCAGAGGTCGTATGTGAGTACTGCCGCAAGGGAGACGAGTTGGTCGTCGAAGGCCGTATCTCCCAGGACGAGTGGGTGGACAAGGACGGGAACAAACGTGTGAAGCACGAGATCATCGCTCACAATATCCAGTTCAAGTTGCCCACCATGGGTGAGGGTAGTGAGACGGTCGGATCAACCAGCGGGGCGAGCAGAGATGAAGTCCCCTTCTAGCCTCCTCACAACACGGGAAGTAGCGAGCCTCTTGGGGGTCAGCAGAGCGAGGGTCTGCCTCTTCTGCTCCTCTGGGAGGCTCGACTCCTATAAATGCAGCAGTAACGGAACATGGAGAATCAATGCTGAATCCGCTAGACATTTTGCACATAAAGAAAGGCCACCTGGAAGACCCCGGCTGGCCCATTCGGAAAGACATGGTAAACCCCTCGATGCAGCGCATGAAAACTTTGAGGTTATTAGTTCCCACGGTGATGTCGGACTCAGAGTTGAAATATGCGGCGGTAACCATGTACGAGGATTACAAGACAATGCCCATCCAGGAGAACCAGGAAAGGGTTCGGTTGTACATAAACCACTGGGTCAGGATACGACTTGAGCATGCGTTTTATGAAGATTGGGCAGAATCGCTAAGGACTACAACTACAACAGACGTGATTGATCGGCTTTGCGAACTGTACCAACTTTACCAACGGATGCAAGCCACTAGGCAACTTGAGATGGAGCGGTTCTGTGTTTACGCCAGGGCACTACTCCTTGACCCCTCCATAACGGTGGGATACGATACCAGACCGCTGACCTATTACAGCAGCCCGTATTGTGGCTGGGTAGAGACGCACGTACTTGAACCCAAACCTTATGACCAGGATACAGCCCTCGCCATAGCACGGTTGCGGGTAGAGGAGGCACTTTGTGACTATGAGACCCTCAAAGAGATCGAAGGATGTAACGGATTACCCCATAACCTGCCGAGTCTACCATGATTCAACAGAAGACGTTGTGGTACTAGAACTAGCCCTACCCTCAGGGGAGGTCCACGGTGGACTAGAGATACCCCTGAGAGCAGCCCGTAACTTGGCAGGAGAGATCGCCTTTGTGGCGAGTGCTGCCATAGAGAAGAAGAAGGAGAGTGTACGTAATGCAGGATAATACGAAAAGGTTCCTGTCCCAACTGTTCGACGAAGGGGACTGGGTAAACCTTAGGACGTGGGGGTCAGCAAGCCCACAGAGTGCGATCTGCTTGACAGGCAAGGAGGGGATACGGAAGCCACCCGTCTGGATAGACTCCCGTGACACCAACATTGGATTTGGCGTTGCAAGCAGGGTGTGCCCTAACTCCGGGGGTGGTGCCAGAAACACTGCCAACGTGAAAGCCCTCTGGGTGGACATTGACGGGGTGAACACCAGCGAACTAGACGTAGTGCAGTACGCAGACAATGCTGCGGACCTAACCGGGCTTGCGCCCAACTGGTTGATGCTGTCTGGCAACGGTGTGCATTTGTACTGGGTGTTGGACTACAAGGTGGCAACCCTTGGTAGCAATGGTAGACCAAACCCAACGCTGCTGGCAAAACTGAGGCACTTGGCAAGCACACTGGGTGGGGACGCAAAGGTTTGTGAGGTGGCCCGGATTATGCGGCTACCCGGAACCTACAACAACAAGAACTCTGATAGCATGATACCAACGTCCCTACATGAGGTGGGCAGTGGCACACACAACTTCGACGACTTCCCCGAGGGGGGTGTACGGCAAGAGGAGGGTGGACGGAACAACCGTATCTTCAATGAGGTGCGGACACTCAGGGATCAAGGAGTTCCAGAGGATCAGGCACGTGACCACGCAAGATCCCTCAACGACTCCATGAACGTCCCACCGCTGCGTGAGCATGAGGTTGACGCAACCATTCGGAGCGTCTACTCACGGGCACCGCAGGTGGACGAGGCGGGAGATCAACTGCCAGAGGCAATAGAGAGTTCGGTGGCTGAAGCGTTTATGCGTCAACACGGCGCAGATATGCGTTACGAAACCGGCATGGGGTGGATCTATTGGAGCGGGACACACTGGGATATGGGTGAGCGTGCAGAGCAACTGGTGAAGGTGCGGTGCAGGAGATACCTCAGTAGGCTGCTCAACGATTCGCAGAATCGCAACGAGGGACTCAATCGGTTGTGCAGAAGGCTGCTGACAGCAAAGGGAGTCAACGGGATCACCAATGCTGCGACACTGTTCGACGAGTACTGGGTTCGGGCCAAGGATCTCGACAAGAGGGACTTCAAGGTGAACGCCAGGAACGGCACAGCAACCGTATCAGCAGCAGGGGTAACGATAACCCCGCACGAGCGGAACGACCTCATGACCAGCACTATTGACCGGGACATAGCCCTAAGTTCCGATAATGTCGCAGAGTCACCACTGAAGTTCGTGGACTTCCTCTACAAGGTGCTATCAGAGGACGGCGATACTGTCAGTTATCTACAGAAATGCCTGGGGGCTTGCGTGCTAGGCAACGTTGGCTTTAGCAAGGCTCTGATACTCTTCGGAGACGGAGCCAATGGGAAATCGGTATTGGCAGGGATATTGCAAGAATGTCTTGGCGACTATTGCATTCCTGTGCCCTCAGGCACTCTTACCGGCAAGGGAGACGGGGGGGAGAACAAGGTCGCATGCCTCATGGGCAAACGAGTCGGACTGGTACACGAGTTCGGGTCAGGGGTCACTCTGAACGACGAACGCTTCAAAATGCTCACCGGAGGTGAAGCCCTTATCAGTGGACGGCTGCTGTTCAAGAACCCCCACTCCTTCAGGCCAATAACCTCATTCATTGTCCTCACCAACTACCTGCCAGCAATCCGTGACTCCGGGCATGGCCTGTGGAGGCGTATGGCACCAGTACCCTTCAAGGTGGTGATACCAGAGCATGAACAAGACCCAGGGCTTATGCGCCGGATTGTCTCTGAAGAGGGGGACCGCATAGTCTCCTGGCTTATCGAGGGTGCCCACCTTTACCTGAAGGAAGGGGCAGATATGCCGAAGTCCGTGCTTGGTGCGCTAGACGAGTACCGTACAAGCGAGGACCACGTAGGCACGTGGCTGTTTGAGACCTATGACCCTACTGGCGATCTGGGGCGTGTACCACTGAATGACGCATACAAGTCGTACAACGCTTGGCTGAAAGACCAGGGTATCCACTGCCACTTCAGTAAGACGAACTTCGCTAGGCATGTCACAGGCAGGGTGCTTGAGATAGTTGACCACTATGGAGAAAAGAAGAAGAGCCGTATTGACAAGAAGAAGATTGGGGGTCAGACTGTATTTGTCAACATTACTCCGAAGTTGGGAGAGTGGGCATACGATAGCCCGGAATAGTCTTTACTGAGCAGACGCACCCTATGGGGATCGAGGTGACCCCCCCTGTGGTGTCGTCCTTCTTGGAATGACACGAGGCAATGACTACAGCCTTAGAGTCCTTGCGCAACAACCACCCGACGGAACGGAATCTCTCCGGGGGAGTGGCCCGTGCTTTTTCGAGGGACTGCCAAGAGTCCTTACCGATAATGTCGAGCCATTCGACGAGTACGAGTTTCACTCCTCACCTCTCCTTCTTTGCGACCTCCCGTGGGGCTACGGGGGGTCGCTTTTTTTGCACTACAGGGCGACCGGAGGTCGTATGTCCAACAAGGAACTACTAGAGGTGCTAAAGCACGGTATTCCCTATGAGGGGCCAACCATAGTAGTGGACTCCAGGGAGCAGAAGCCCTACGGATTCAATGGTGAGATCCCTACAGTCACTGCTTGCCTCAAGGCTGGCGACTACAGTGTACTGGGTTTTGAAGAACAAATAATGGTTGAGCGAAAGTCTTTGCCTGACCTGGTTCGCTGCGTGGGTAGTGATCGACGTAGGTTCATGCAGCAGATGAAGCGGCTACTCCTTATCGGCAAAGCCGGGGGTGAGATCATGCTCATGGTTGAGTCGTCCTGGGAGGAAATCTCCATGGGGCAGTGGAGGGCTACCCGGATCAAGCCGTCCCAGGTCGAGGGCACCCTCTTGGCTCTCATGGGCATGGGGATTCCCGTCTGTCTTGGTTCGTCCTGGTCTGGGAGTGAGAGGCTCACAGAGCGGTTCCTCATTGGGGCGCACAGGCGTGTCCTGAAGGGGTTTAGCGGCCAGGGCCGATAATATAGGATAGCAGGACAAAAAGGACGGGTTTCCAACACCTACTACATATACCCTATAGAACAAGGATCTATTATTTTGTCTTGATGTATCCTGTTAGGGGATAACCCCATACACTGCCTAGGGTTAGGTGCAGGATAGAATCAGGATAGAATAGGATACCAGGATGGTTTTAGGGTTTCATCGTGGAAATGGGACATACACCCCCCAAACCCCCCTCGGCATTGGGGGGCTGCCCACCTCCTTCAGACCCAGGGTGCTGACGATTTGGGGCGAAAACCCGACCGACCCCAGAATCA